GGATGCTCCGTGTGGAACGTCCCATCGCCGTGGTCATGGACTTCGTGAATCTGATCGCTTCCGCCGTCGCTCTTCTCTTGCTTTTCAGTCGATTCGTGCGGTTTGGTTTCACCATGCGGCTTGGGGATGTAAGAGCTATTCCGCTCCCCGCCGCGCATCTTGCCGAGTCCATCAAATCCATCTCGTGCCATTATTTTGCCTCACTTTCGGATTGCTGGACAATCGCTCTGCTACCTGTTCCAAGATCGCCCGGACCATTCGACACGATAACCGCATCCTGCGTTGTTGGGCCAATTCCGATTGGCTCCTCAACGATGTTCACACCATCCGCAGCGGTTGATGCGTTCACCACCGAAGCATCTCTGGGAACGAGCAAGCCGTCCCTGGTCCAATCCTCCACCGGCCTCAGTTGAGGTTCTACGACTTTCGGCACTTCTTCCGGGTCTACCGAGAAATTCTCGGACAGAAGCGCCTCAAACCGGGCCACCAAGTGCGGGTCACGGGGCAGAATCAACTCATTCTGCAAGAGTTGTGCGAATTTACTCGATGTCATTCTGTTCTCCAATCTCAGGTTGCAACCCAAACGCCGCCTCGGTCAACCGGCGCACATCCGCCGAAGACTTGGCCTTGATGATTGGATTGTCTACCTTTTCTGGGGGTTGTGTCAAAGGAATCTTGCGGAGGCGCTGAATTTCGGCCTCAAGCTGGGTATTGCGGGTTTTCTCATCTTGCAAATATGCAAGTCCGTCGTGGATATGGTCGTACAGCAATCCAGTTTCCACTAGAGTCTTGCTGACAGTCCTCCGCCAGCCAATCGCCATGCCTACAACCACCACCAAAAGAACGAATATCACTGCCGCGCTGCCCATAATGACCCCTTTCTCGGATTGTTATCCTGCTTCCATTTTGCCATAAGCACACTCTTTGCCGTCATGTCCGCCTTGGGACTCAAGCTCTGATAATACTCCTGCTGCCTCACTTGCAACGGTTTGGAGGCCGGACGGCCAAAGATTGCATACAGCCCATACCCGGAACCTTGCAGTGGAGAATCAGACCCGTCGCTCGAACCCTCGATCTGCTCCACTTTCACCGGGTCCGACTTCACCAGCGGGATCACCCGGCGCAACTGCTTGCACTTGTCGCTCACCATCCAGCCTGGATACTCCAACGGGTGCCCACTTGCATCCTCTCCGTACCTGATCCGCTTGGCAAGCAATTCCCTCATCAGCGTATCGCGGCCCAACTTGTCCCTTGTGCTCGGCAGCGGTATTGGGATGCCCTCGCGCCGTAGAACTGGCGTCATGCGCTGATTCACAGACCGCATATCCGCGCCCATCGTCGCTGTTGCCTTACTGTATTCCGCATCGAAAGAATGTGTGAAGTTGATGAACTGCGGAATCTCCATCTTTCCGTGTTCATTCTCTTCGACCGCCCACTCCGCTATATGCTCCGCCAAGTCTTCCGGCTGCTCGTGTTGGGTGTAAAGTTCATCGTATGTATAGACTTCACCATTCGGACCCATGCAGTGCTTGTAGTAGCTGGCCGGGTGCTCATACCCCCAGTTGCCTGAAATCCAGCGGCGATACCAGTCTGGAAATCGAACGCTACCATCCTTGAAAACATGGATATTCTCATCCCATACTCCCCGGAAGTATCCGCCAGCCGCCCCCCAAATGCCGAACTTGAGCGCATCGCGCACATCTGCCGGGTACGCCTCAAGATTCTTGAGGAATGTCGGATCGTTGGCGAATATCGGGTTGTCTAGATAGGTTGCCGGAAAGTAATCGTAATCCTCTGGATCAAATGCGGCCTTTTGGCTGTCGTCCATCCCCATGCAAGGAATGCCCTTAACGAACAAATCCTCTACCCACATCGCGCCGATGCCGATGGGATTTCCTGCCCCATACTTGCGGGGCTTATCGCTCACCGGGCAGCGATTCCAGGCCGCAACGCTTGCCCACTGCTTGAATGTGAACTCGCAAAGCTCATCGTAGCCCATGTGGAACCACTGGCCTTGCCAACCCCACACATCATGCTCATACTGCATTGACCCAAACTTGGTTGTGGCACCATTGAGCCAAGTGACCTGGTTCTTGCCCTCGTTGTATTGCCGGTAAAGCTCTTTGGGAAACGACTCGCGGAACCTGGTAATAACCGTGGCTTCAAGCATTGGGAATGTGCGCCGGAACAGAATCGTATGAACTTTGGGGCCATCCTCGTTGCTGAACTCATTACAGGCTTGAAACTGCTCCATCAACATTCCCATCGTTTTGCCGGGGCCAGCCGCGCCGCCCATGAACCCGTATGGTGCGGCTGAAGCATGGAAGCGGCATTGGAAAGGGTATGGATCGTAAATCTTGCGCGTGTCGATAATGAAGCGGTCTGCGCCGGTCAACATTGGCTATCCGTGGTAGATCACGAGTGAGCCGGACGTGGGAGCCGTGGCAAACAGGCCGCGAACCCAGGGCACAGCGCATGAGATCGTAGCAAGCGCACCGGCAGCGATAGACGATCCGAGAGATGCGTACAGCGCCGCGCTATCCGAGGGCGCAGCTTGCATCTGTACGGCCTGATTCGTCCCGTTGAACACCGTGCAATATGTTGCCGTATCGCCTGGCGCTGGAGCAATGGCCACCTGCTCCGTGGCTAGTACGCCGCTATCAGATGCGGCATTGTTGACCAGCGCGATCTGGTCGCCGGTGTAGAGCGCAGGCTTGGGAGTGGGCATTGGCTGAGTGTTGTAGGCTGGCATAGATCACCTCACCTGTGAGTGTACATCTTCCAGCACCAGAGTCCCAAACCAAAAAGACAGCACGTGACGAACCAGCCAAGTAGCTCTCTCATGGGTACATCCTCCGACAATTTGTGCACCAGTAGCCGTCCGCACGTTGGAAGCCGGTATGGCCCGCCTGGGTGCACCTGGCGGGAGCGGCTGGACTCGAACCAGCGGGTTCGGCTTTGGAGGCCGACAGTGTGGCCGCTACGCTTACGCTCCCACTATCCCACTTGCGAGATCGACAAGCCCGGTTAGGGCACCGCGCAGGCTTTGCGCTGCTATCAGGCATCCACTCCCACCCGCACAGATCACAATGCCACATCTCCCGCGTTACTCTACTCATGGGTACATTGTACCATATATGGGTACGTTGCGCCCCTATTTAGGCGGCCTGGGGATGCTCGTGATGATCTGCACTGGACCGCCCCCGTCGCCAGTAATGGCCGTCTTATCGCCGTAGACCTTAGGCAGCAGCTTGCAAGCAATCCACTTACGGGCATCGACGCGCAGTTTGTTGCGCTGGACGCCCGCAGCATCCACACGTACACTCACTCCACCATCAGGATCAGGCACCGAACACGTCGGCGTTTCATCCGCTATCTCTATGATTTCAGACGCATATTTCTCCGCCTGCTGCTCTCGCGCACGCGCGTAATGCTCCGCAAAATCTGGATGTTTGCGGAGCCAATCAAACACGGTCCCAGCGTTGGGCATATCTGCATCGCCGCAAATAGCACGCACAGACTCACCAGTAGCTATCCTATCGCACAAAAAATCTGCAAGGGAGACGGAATAAAGCGTCGGGCGTCCTGCTGGCATACCTGTATCTCCTGAGCGTGATTATAGCACGTCTTGACAACAAAGCAGCTATGTGCATACAATCCTGCTTATGGACGATAAAACCGTATCAGCGGTGATGAGCTACCTGGGACGCAAAGGCGGGAGACCTCCTATCATGCGCCCTTGCCCTAAGTGTGCCCGTGTAGTGAGTGCCAGGGCTATGCAGTATCCCTGTCCAGCACACACATCAGCAGCGGCTAGGAGATCATCTGAAAAGATTTCCGCCCGCGTAAACATTGAGCGAAACTGAGTTATTCACAGTTTTTCCACAACTAGATGCGATATTGCACTTGACATACAAAGCTGTTTTGTATACTCTGGTTATGTACTCGATTGAAGAGTACAGGAGATGAAAACCATGACATACAAAGCCATTGAAAAGGCGGTAATTAGCGCGAT